AACTTATTCTTTAGAAACAATATCAAAACTACTGATGATTTCAGAAAGAAGATGTCAGCAATTAGTGGCGGACGGTGTTATTCCAAAACACCCACGCGGCGAGTATGATCTGGTGAAGTCGGTGCAAGGCTACGTTAAATTTTTACGTGAGCGCGCATTCGGTGGCGTTGCCAATACTGACCAACACACAGAAAAAACACGCCTGGTTTCCGCGCAGGCTAATATCGCCGAGATGAATGATGCGGAGTTACGTGGTGAGCTGGTGCGAACCGATGATGTCAGGCGTACTATTTTCAGCGCCGCACGATCTGTTAGAAATTCAGTGCAAACCATATCCGACCGCATATCTATGCCGATTGCAGGGATGAGTGACCAGCACGATATACACGAGTTGATTGATGGTGAAATTATGCAAGTCTTGGGCGATATGGACAAGGCTTGGGCAGAATTATTACCTGAGGAGAGTGAAGAGTGAGCATGGATTTTGATTTTGACGTTACTTTGTCTTTATTTGACGGTATAAGCTGTGGTCAAGAAGCACTCAAACAAGCTGGTATATCGACTCGTATCTTCCTTGCTAGTGAAATAGAGAAATATCCTAAGATGATTACACGCAAGAATCATCCATTGACTATTCAGTTAGGTGATGTTAAGAATGTTGTTGCTGATGATTTGCCTCATGTAAATCTATTAATGGGCGGTAGTCCATGTCAGGGTTTCTCTTTTGCAGGTAAGCAGCTTAACTTTGATGACCCAAGAAGTGCTTTGTTCTTTGAATTTGTAAGACTCTTAAAAGAATGTAAGCCAGATTACTTTCTGCTTGAGAATGTAAAAATGAAACAAGAATATCAAGACATTATCTCTGAGCATCTAGGCGTAGAACCTGTGATGATTAATAGTGCTTTAGTTTCTGCCCAAAGTCGTAAAAGATTGTATTGGACAAACATACCTGGAGTTGGTCAACCAGATGATTTACAGATTAATCTAATTAATGTCTTAGAAAACAATGTTGATGATTCAATTTCTAATAAAAGACAAAAAATAGTTGATAAGAATTTGGGTGATAAGTTAAATCAAGACCATCTTGTTATAGGTTCAAGTCAAAAAAACGCATACATAGGCAAAGATAAATGTTCAACCCTTACACAAGCAATGGCATCTGGTGGAGGGCAAATACCTATGATTAAAATAACCCAACCTAAAGATAAAGGCATTGTGCTTAAAGATATTCTTGAAGAATCACCAGAAGATTACACATTAATGTCTGACAAGTTTGTAAATAGAAACAAAGATGCTGGTTGTCTTATTGATTCTGATAAACCAAAAGCTAGTAACTTATCTGCTATGGAGTATGTTAAGAATGGCAGACAGAGTGATTACATTAAAAGCGACAAAAAAGGTAGACCTTGTGAACTTAAAGACTTTAATAAAAACGCTTTATGTCATCACGCTGCAACAGCAATAGATGTTAATGGTCATGATTCTTTAAAAAGAGTTTATGCTGATAGTGGTAAATCTCCAACACTTAATACTATGGGTGGAGGTAATACACATCCTAAAGTCCTAATTGTTCCTGAAAAGGTTAAAGTTAGAAAGCATGAGGTAGATATACCGGTTTTATGTGGTCGTATTGTTGGAAGAAAGATCAACCCAGAAACAGGTAAGAGAGATGACTACAACCCAGACTTAAAAGCAGAACAAAGAATAGAGCCTAGATTAGATGAAAAAAGTGGAACTTTAACCACAGTCCAAAAAGATAATGTTGTTGTTACACATCCTACATATAGAAAACTAACCCCCAAAGAATGTGAAAGGCTCCAAACCTTACCCGATAACTATACTAAAGGTGTATCTAATACTCAAAGGTACAAGGCTTTAGGTAATGGCTGGACTGTGGATGTAATAGTTCATCTTCTACAAGGACTCAAGCAAAAGGTCGCTGCATAATGGCTAATTTAGATATTAACCTACACCCTGCTCAGTTGCAGATATTCAATTCCGAGAAAAGGTTTAAGATTGTTGCTGCTGGTCGTAGATTCGGTAAGTCATATCTATCTGCCTGGCTATTGCTTATAAATGCTATTCAGTCTGAGAGTAAAGATGTGTTCTATGTTGCTCCTACCTTCCAACAGGCTAAAGATATTATGTGGGGAATGTTAAAGGATTTAGGTAAGGACCTAATCGCTTCCGCCCACGAAAACACCGCAGTTCTAACTCTGGTAAATGGTAGAAAAATCTATTTAAAAGGAAGTGATCGCCCAGATACGCTTCGTGGAATTGGACTATCTTATGTTGTGCTAGATGAATATGCCTCAATGAAACCCGTGGTATGGGAACAGATTATTCGCCCTACTCTTGCTGATGTTCAAGGTGGTGCTTTATTCATAGGAACACCTGCTGGCAAGAATCACTTCTTTGATCTATATAAAGATGCTATTGAGGATGAAGATTGGGAGGCTTTCCAGTTTACCTCTACTGATAATCCCTTTTTACCTCCTGAAGAGATAGAAGCTTCTAAGAAAACAATGTCATCTATGTCCTTTAGGCAAGAATTTGAGGCATCTTTTGAACAAGGTTCGGGTGGTATCTTTAAAGAGGATTGGTTTAAGGTTGATGATGAACCAGAAGAAGGTAGCTATGTAATTGCTATCGACCCTGCTGGATTTGAGGCGATAGAGAAAGAAAGGAACCTTAAAAGGTCAAGACTTGACGAAACTGCCATTGCTATCGTGAAGATAGATCGTGACAAGTGGTGGGTAAAAGATATTCTTCATGGTAGATGGAATATTAAAGAAACCGCTAAAAAGATTCTTAAATCTGCAATGAAAGTAGAGTCTGCCACAGTAGGAATTGAAACTGGCTCCCTTAGAAACGCAATACTTCCTTACCTGGAAGATGAAATGCGTACTGAGGGCAAGTGGGTTTCGATTATCGAACTTAGACATGGTGGTAAGAAGAAAAACGACAGGATCACATGGGCATTACAAGGAAGAATGGAACATGGTCAGATTTCCTTTAATCCTGATAGAGATTGGAAAGTGTTTATTGGACAACTACTGGATTTTCCAAATAGACTAGCACATGATGATTTACTTGATAGTCTTTCGTATATAGACCAATGTAGTGTTGCTGATTTCGCACACTCAATAGAATTAGAAGATGATTGGAGGCCAATGGATGCAATTTCGGGGTACTAATATAGATTTCGATAATTTAAGTGACGATGAACTTGATGAGATTACAGTCTATTCTGAAGATAAAGATACCCTTACAGTAAGATATGCTTTGGCCTGTCATGTAATTGCCAATTTGATAGAAGAGTTTGAGCCAGAATCTTTATCGAATATGGATATGGTGGACTTCACTATTTGTAAGATGCTTATTGATGGGCATATTGAAATAGAGAGAAAAAATGAAAGTATTCATTGATTTGAGCCGATTAAAGCGATTATTATTCTCTACCCTTACTACCCTACTACTTTTATAAGAAGTCCTCTGTAATACCCCTTAAAACCCCTCAGAATCGATATAACTGTTTGAAACCCTTATTTTAGGGTATAATATTAGGAAAATTCTTATATAGTTTTACCCCCCACAATAATACCATTATGCACCCAGAATATTAAAATATGGATAAAGAAACTAAGTACCAAGCATTAGCCTCATGGCTTACCTATCGCCTTGATGGTTGGAGAACCCACAGAGATATAAACTACATCCCCCAATGGGATGAATACTATCGTCTTTGGAGGGGTATATGGCAAGCTAGTGATAGGACCAGAGAGAGTGAGAAATCAAGACTTATAGCACCTGCTCTACAGCAAGCTGTTGAATCTTCAGTCGCAGAACTAGAGGAAGCAACATTTGGCAGAGGGAAATGGTTTGATATTCAAGATGATATGCTAGACCAAGACCCAAGCGATGCTGAGTATGTGCGAAACTTGTTACAGGAAGATTTAGAATCAACTGGTGTCAAAGATGCTGTTTGTGAAGTCTTTCTGAACGGTGCGATCTATGGAACGGGTATAGGTAAGATAGTCGTGGATCAATCCATCCAACGCTCCCCCTCAGAAGTTCCTGTCGCTGGAACTCTAACTACCACTCGGCAATTAGTCGAATACCCTTCCATAGATATTCGCCTTGAGCCTATATCACCCAAAGAGTTCCTTATTGACCCCTCTGCTAACTCAATAAACGAGGCTTTAGGAGTGGCACATGAGGTAATCAAGCCTAGATACCATGTTGTTGAGGGCATTAAGAGTGGAATTTATCGTGATGTACCCCTTACTGGGAGCTATGACACAGTTAGATTTAGCTATGACCCTGAAACCAAGCAAGCAGATGAGTCAGATTCAGTAAAAATCACCGAATATTGGGGCAAAGTACCCAAAAGATTCCTAAAAGCGAAGGCTGATAAGGATGATTTCGAGTATTCCAAGAAAGATGAGCTGGTAGAGGCGGTTGTTACTATATGTAATGACGAATATATCCTTAGAGTAGAGGAAAACGCCTTTATGATGATTGATAGACCCTTTATTTCCTATCAACACGACATAGTTCCCAATAAATTCTGGGGCAGAGGTGTTTGTGAGAAGGGATATAACCCTCAAAAGGCACTTGATGCTGAAATGAGGGCGAGAATTGACTCTTTAGCACTCACGACCACGCCAATGATGGCTGCTGATGCTACCAGACTACCAAGAGGGATAAAATTCGAGGTTAGACCTGGCAAAACAGTGCTGACGAATGGCTCACCTAGAGAAGCTATCATGCCAATGGATATGGGTACTACTGACCCATCCACATTCAACCAGGTAGCCTCCCTACAGAATATGATTCAGATGGGCACAGGTTCTACCGATACTGGGGCCAGTAATGATACCGCTTCTGGTATGTCGATGCTACAAAGTGCTGCTATTAAACGACAGAAACGCACTTTAATGAACTTTCAGAACACCTTCCTTATTCCACTTATCAATAAATCAATGTGGCGTAAGATACAGTTCGATGTAGAGCGTTATCCCGTATCAGATTATAAGTTTGTACCTTACTCAACTATGGGAATCATGGCTAAAGAGTTAGAAATGACTCAAATGGTGCAAATGTTACAAGCGATCCCTAAAGATTCACCTGCTTTTAATGTCATTCTACTGGCTATGTTCCAGAACTCATCCATCCATAACAGAGATCAGATTGTTAATGCTCTAATGCAGGGCAATCAGCCTGACGAACAACAAATGCAAATGCAACAAATGGCTATCGAGTTAGAAATGCAACAATCACAAGCTGATATTCAGAAAACTCTAGCAGAGGCCAATGAGGAACAAGCCAAAGCAATGAAGTGGCAGTCAGAGGCAATGACTAATCAACCTAATGAGATTGACTTCCAGGAGAAGATACTCAAACTTCAAAAAGACCAAATTAATTTAGAGAAGATAGCAGCCGATATTGAGAATAAGCGTAGTGAAACAGCACGCAATATTCCAGAGGTTGAACATCTTAAATCAGAAACAATTTTAAACTTAGCGAAGGCAAGAGAAGCTGGAACTAAAGCAGTAATTAACGGAAACTTTCAATAGACTGAAAACCATCAAATGAAAGAAGATGAACAGTTTTTAAAAGACAGGCTTTCAATGATGGAGTCAGAAGGATGGCTCGATCTAATTGAGAACTTGGAAGAGATTGAACAGAGTGTTGTTAATTTAGACACGATGAACAATCAAGATGACCTTTTCCATGCAAAGGGTCAGTTGCACATTATAAGATTTATTTTAAGTCTTGAAGATGCAACAAAATTCACGATAGAGCAATCTTAGTAAGACCTTTCTAGGCTCTTTACTAAGACTCTAATCACACTTTAACTTCACAACCCCTTAAATGGGGCGAGGATGACCATTATGACGATAGTTGTAGATGACGCTGCTTTGGGCGTTGAAAAAAACCAGGCAACAGAAACTCAGGAAAATGTAGTACCAGAAACAGAAGTAGTTGAAGCCTCAATCGAGGAAACCACAGAAGCAACCGAACCTGTTAAAGAGGAATACAAAGCTCCCGAAAAGTATGCTGGTAAGACTTTGGAAGATGTAATAAGTATGCATCAAAATTCAGAGTCTTTAATAGGCAAACAAGGACAAGAACTTGGCGAACAACGAAAGTTAGTCCAAAGTTTAATCGAAGCACAAAATGCTACGCAAACTACCACCCCACCAGAAGAAAAGACTTCTTTTGAGGATCAATTCTATTCAGACCCAGCACAGGCTGTCAACTCTGCTATAGAAAACCATCCCGAAGTAGTCAATGCTAGAAAAGAACGACAACAAGTTCAGCAACAGCATCAACTTTCTGTTTTAGAAAAAGCATACCCAGATTGGCAAGATAGAGTATCTACTAAGGACTTCCAAGATTGGGTAGGTTCATCTGAAATAAGAACCGAGATGTTTCGCAAAGCGGACTCTGACTATAGACCCGACTATGCCATTGAGTTATTCGATATGTACGACAAGTTAAACATGATCGACAAGACTCAAGTGGTAAAGAAGGAAGAATCTAAAAAACGCCAGGATGCTTTAAAGAAAACAAGTTCTGAAACTCGCTCAAGTGGCGATTCCATAGGTGGAAAGAAGATTTACCGTAGGGCAGATTTAATCAACCTACAGGTAACAGACCCTAACCGATATGCCTCATTGGCTGATGAAATTCATTCGGCTTATGCAGAGGGAAGGGTTAAGTAATCATATAATAATAGGAGAAGTAAAATGGCGTTAGGAACAAATAACACCACGGCTGCCGTAGCAGGTAACTTCATCCCCGAACTCTGGTCAGATGAAGTTATAGGTGCGTATAAGTCGAACTTAGTGGTTGCTAATGTAGTTACTAAGCTAAACCATAAAGGGAAGAAGGGAGATACAATACATATCCCAGTTCCCTCAAGAGGTTCAGCTAGTGCTAAAGCAGCAAACACACAAGTTACATTATCAGCAGCTACTAATAGTGTTGTAAATGTATCTTTAGATAAACACTACGAATACTCAAAATTAATTGAGGATATCGCAGAGGTACAGGCACTCGCAAGCATGAGGAAGTTTTATACTGACGATGCTGGCTACGCTCTGGCAAAACAAGTGGACTCCGACCTAGTAGACCTAGGAGAGGGTTTCCAAGGTGGTGCGACTACTGATGGCAGTTATACTACTGCTTATATCGGTTCTGGTACTACTCTTTGGTCAGGCTCAAATGAGGCAGA